GATAGCAGATGATATGCTTAATCCCGAAATGATAATGATAGGAACTAAAAAAGGAAATCCTAAAACTGCTGTGTTGGCACAAAAACTTGAAAGTATGTATTTGCAATTATGCGATAATATGCCGAGAATAGAAATTGGGTCATGGGAAGAAGTAGAATCAATTAAAATATTTTATAATACATTTATAAGTGCAAAATTATCTTTTGTTAATATGATACAAGATGTTGCTGTCAAACTTGGTAATATAAATGTTGATGTAGTCACAAATGCATTAGCAAAGAGTACAAACAGAATTACCAGTGGAAAGTATATGAAACCGGGCATGGGAGACGGTGGTGCCTGCCATCCGCGAGATAATATTGCATTAAGGTATCTAGCCAAAAACTTAGATTTGCATTATGACCTGTTTAGTGCTATAATGGACTCAAGAGAAATGCAGGCAAAAAACATGGCAAAAGAAGTATTAAAACATGGTAACGTGATTTACTTTACTAGTGATTCATATAAACCAGGTACCAAACTTACAGATGGTTCTTATTCATTGTTAGTACAGCACTACGTTAAAGAACTTGGAGGAATTATCAGCCATGGAAATGCAGAAAAAATTGATGTTATTTTTAAAGTACACGAAGAAGATCAATTTTCAACTGACGAAACCACTATTGTTTTTGATCCATGGAGAACACATCCAAAGGAAAAAAATGTAGTACACTACGGTGATACAAAAAATGTATGATATAGTTTTTATAGGATATAAAGAAGAACAAAAAGAACAGAACTGGCAAAATCTATTAAAGAGATTTCCAACAGCAAAAAGAGTAGACGGAGTAAAAGGACTACACCAAGCACACATAAAAGGTGCAACTATGTGTTGGACAAAAATGTTTTGGATAGTTGATGCAGATGCAATTATTTTAGATAATTTTGATTTCTCATACACTTGCAAACCCTACGATGAAGACATTGTTCATGTGTGGAGATGCAAAAATCCAATAAACGATTTAACATATGGATACGGTGGAGTTAAGTTATTTCCGAGAAGATTAACATTAGAGTTAGATGTAAACAGACCAGATATGACAACAAGCATTAGTCCTCGATTTAGATCAATGGCACAGGTATCAAACATTACCGCATTTAATACTGATCCATACAACACATGGAAATCTGCTTTTAGAGAATGTACTAAACTTGCAAGTAAAGTAATTGAAAGACAAGAAAATAAAGAAACAGATGATAGATTAGATGTATGGTGTACAGTTAACAATGGCGAGTTTGGAGATTATGCTATTGCAGGTGCAAAAGCAGGAAGAGAATACGGAATAAAGCATAGAGGGGATCATGTTAAACTACATATGATAAACAATTTTGAATGGCTAAAGGAACAATTTGATGCAACTGTATGAACTACTAGATAAATTTGAAGTACTGTTCAAAGACGACGAACGCTTTGCAGACCTACGTAGATTTTTTATTGACAAAGATGAGAACAGTTTCTTTAGATTATTAGCAACAATGACAGATAGTCAAATTGTTGATACGGTTAGAAAATTAAACAACGATAAAAAATTTAATAAAGATTGTATCAGCAGAGGACAAATTCAAAGTAAGACTTGGCTAGTTAGCGAATTAAAAAAAATAAATCCGGAGTTGGGAACAATTTTTTTATGTGCAGGTTGGTATGGAACTTTAGCAACCATGTTATTTGAAGCGAAACTTAATATTAAAAGGATTCTAAGTTTTGATATTGATAAAAGTTGCATACCGATAGCAGAAATGTTCAACAAACCCTGGTATGAAAAACAGTGGAAGTTTAAAGCATTGGAAAAAGATATAATGGATATTGATTATAATTCATTAGACTGGAATTTTTGGAGTTCAAAAAACAACAGAATGAGTTACACAATAACAGATGTACCGGATACAATCATTAATACCAGTTGCGAACACATCGCAGAGTTTGAAAAATGGTATGATAAAATTCCTCAAGGAAAATTAGTTATATTACAATCCAACGATTACTTTAATGTTCCAGAAGAAACAGGACACGTAAATTGTTCTAAGAATTTATTAGAATTTGAAAAACAAACACCTATGTCTAAGAGTTTATACGAAGGCGTATTAGACTTGGGTGAATACAACAGGTTTATGAGAATTGGAATTAGATAATTTAACATTGAGAGAATTGCAAAAAGAGAGTGCTAGAGCATTAGCAACCTTCGATGCAACCAGTGACAACATACACAAATATAATAAAAAAGCACACCATAACAGTCAGGCATGGTATAAGGCCATACTTGAAGATTATATCAACAAGCATGGAGACCTTCCTTCGAAGAAAGGACCAGGTACAGCAGTATCATTAATATTGGACAAATAAATACACTTGAGTAAAAGAATCTTAAATCCGCTAGGATTAGATTATAATAACTTGGAAATTATATGTATAAATTAGAAGACATTCGGCAAATCCACCTAGAAATCACGCAGAAGTGCCAAGCCGCTTGTACGATGTGCGATCGTAATATAAACGGAGGAGCAATCAATCCCCATCTAGGGTGTAATGGAGTTTTAGACGAACTAACATTAGATGATATAAAAAGCATATTCAAACCAAAATTTATTAAGCAACTTAAAGCCATGCAACTATGTGGAAACCACGGTGATCCTATTGTTGCCAGAGACACATTAGAAGTTTTACAATATTTTAGAGAGCACAATCCTGATATGTGGTTGAGCATGAATACAAATGCTGGAGCCAAAGATGATTTTTGGTGGTATAGTTTAGCACAAACTTTAGGACAAAACGGAAGAGTAATATTTTCAGTAGACGGATTAGAAGATACAAATCATTTATATAGACAAAACGTTCAATGGAAAATAGTTGAAAGATCATTTCACGCATTTATTGAGGGCGGCGGTAGAGCAAGATGGGATTTTCTTGTGTTTGACTTCAATGAACATCAAATAGAAGAAGCACGTGCCAAAGCAAAACAGTGGGGAGTAGAAGAATTTGTGGTCAAAAAAAGTTCAAGATTTATTACTGGACACACGTCAGAGAAAAAAGAAAGTCACCAAGGACAAAACAGAAAAGGTAAAAAAACGCAACTGTTAAAGGAGCCAAGTAGCAAAGCATTAAAAAACCCAGCACTACTAAAACGTAATAGTTTAGTAGAAAAATACGGTAGCATGGATAAATTTTATGATGTTGCGGAAATTGCCTGCAGAGTAGCAAAAACAGGAAGTATATATTTGAGTGCCGAGGGAATAATAATGCCTTGTTGTTGGACAGCAGGTCGTATGTACAAATGGTGGCATAAAGATCCAAAAGTAGAACAGATATGGCAATATATTGATAAAGCAGGAGGCAAAGAAAAATTAAAAGCAACAAAGTACGGACTAGAAGGAGTTTTTGCAACAGGTATAATGGATGATATTGCATCTAGTTGGGATAAGCAAGGTTGTAATAATGGAAGAATAAAAGTGTGTGCAATGAAATGCACAAAACAGTTTGACGTAGTGGGGTCTCAATATGAGTGAAGAACGTAGTAAATTTAAATTGCCATCAAATACTTTTTGTGCATTACCTTGGATGCATTTAAGCAGTAGACCAGACGGAAGTATGAGAACCTGTTGTACATCAAATGCAAGTTCCGTACAAGATCCAGATTCAAATAAAAAAGTTGGTGGCGGACAAGTCGGTGTTGTAAAAAGAGAAGACGGAGTACCAGCAAACTTTAACACAACAACATTAGAAGAAGCATGGAATTCATCTTATATGCGTAATGTACGTAAAATGATGTTGCGAGGAGAAAAACCAGCACCATGTTTAAAATGTTACAAAGAAGAAGATGCAGGGCATTACAGCAAAAGAAATTGGGAAACAGAATATTGGTTAAACAGATTTACATTAGACGATATGATAGGTCAAACTAAAGAAGATGGATCTGTACCTGTAAAAATTAGATATATTGATTTACGTTTAGGAAGTAAATGTCAATTAGCCTGTGTAATGTGTTCTCCACATGATTCATCAGGATGGATTAAAGAGTGGCAACAGATGCATCCACAGATAAAAAACGAAAAACTAAAAAGCACATCATCATGGAATAACAAAGGTAAGGATCACGGTGCTAGTTATAACTGGCACAAGAACAATCCAAAGTTTTGGGCAGACTTGATGGACCAAATACCTAATATGTATCAGTTATATTTTGCTGGAGGCGAAGCATTAATCATTGACGAACACTATGAGTTATTAGAAGAGTGTATTAAACGTGGTCATGCAAAGAATATAGAATTAAGATACAATTCAAATGCTGTAGAATGGAGAGATGACTTATTTGATTTATGGGACGAATTCAAAAGGGTAAGATTTCACTATTCGATTGATGCACTAGGAGAACAAAATGATTATATTAGGTACCCTTCTTTATGGAAAAGACAAGAAGAAGTATTCCACATATTAGATGAAACACATCCTCGACACGAAATAACAACAGCAACAACTATAATGGCATTAAACGTTGCATACTTGCCAGAACTTACACAGTGGAAAGTAGATCAAGGATTTAAAAAAATTAATAAGTGGCCTCTAGGTGCTGGTGGTATCAATATGCACTTTGCTTATTGGCCTCCTCAATTAAATGTTAAAGTTTTACCTCAGAGTGTAAAACAACAGATAAAAGACAAATATGAAAATGAATTCTATCCTTGGATTGACGAAAATTGGCAAAGATTTACAGGAGTAAAAGAAGCAGGAATAACAAGAGAAGAGTTTATGGGTGCTGTATACGGAAAGAAAAGATTCCAGGGTGTTATTAACTTTATGATGGCAGAGGATTGGAATGAAAGATTCCCACAAACACAAGAATGGATTAACCTTTTAAACAAACAACGTAATTGGGATGACAAATTTTTACAAGTGTTTCCAATTTTTAAAGGATTATTGTAATGGCACAAATGGATACATTTTGTTCAATGGCATGGAACCATCAGTTCCTAGGTCCTTTTGGTAATATCAAACCTTGTTGCAGATATGTTATGCCTAAAGGCGTAAGAAATAATATTAAGAGTGAAAGAGAATTATCAAGTGTATTCTTAGGAGACCACCAAACAAAATTACGTCATGATCTTGCTAACGGTATAAGAAACCCTGGGTGTATAAAATGCTGGCAAGAAGAAGATGGAGGTAAAAAAAGAAGTTTACGACAGATCTATAATAGAACAGAAGGCGACATTGGATACTTGCACAGAGATTCAAAAAAGGATAAGCCAGCAATTACATGGTTAGAATTAAGTTTTAGTAATAGATGTAATTTAGGTTGTAGAATGTGTGGACCGTATTATAGTACTCACTGGTACAAAGATTGGAAAGCAGTAAAAGAATATGTTATTGGAGTAAAACATCCTGCCCACACTATAACTGATACACAAATAGATGATGTAGTAGCACAAAGTAATAAAGACAATGTAATTGATATAAGAAAGTTAGATTCAGTACTGCCGACTATAAGACATATAAAAATGACAGGTGGAGAACCTTTCTTAATTCCAGAGTATAGACAAATACTTGAAAAAATAGTAGACATGGGCAGAGCACACGAAGTATATTTGAATTATTCAACAAACTGTACAGTGATGCCAACAGATAAACTTATTAATATTTGGAGTAAGTTTAAGAAAGTAGAATTTGCAACGAGTATAGACGGAGTTGGACCAGTTATTGAATACCAACGACATCCAACAAAGTGGGAACAAGTTGAAAAAGTAGTTGAAACATTAATGAGATTGAGCAAACAAATGAAAGTTATAGTAGGTACAAGACCAACAATTACTTTAATGAACGTTCTAGACATACCTAATATTACAAAGTGGTGGGCAGACATGATGAATAAACATTATTTTCAAAATTTTGACAACGAAGCATGGGTAAATCATACTCACTGTTTACACCCTCAATACATCAGTTGCACAACATTACCTCAATGGGCCAAAAAAATTGTAGCAAACAAATTAGTAAATGCTCCGACAGAAAGGCAACAGCAAAATTGGGATTATATTTTAAAATACACAAACAGCGAAGACCTATGGGCAGAACAAAAGAATGCTTTTCAAGATTACACGTCAAAACTTGATAAAAAAAGAGGAGAAGATTTTAGAAAAGTCGTGCCAGAATTTGCGAGGTTACTAGATGAATAAAAAAATACTAGTTGCTGGAAATCAAAACTACGGATTAAGCAGTGCATTGTCTGAAAAATGGCCAGATGCAACATTTGTAAGTAGAACATCTGGATTACAAATGGATCTTTGTCAGTTAAAGAATCAAAGAGAAGTTGCAGAGATGAGTTTAGATTATGATGTGTTTATTAGTGTAAGTTCGTTATGGAAGTTTCATCAAACGTCACTGGTGCAAGAAGTTGCAAAACGTTGGAAAGAAAATGAGCATGAAGGTTATATTATTGCAATAGGTTCTAGTGCGGATACTCCAGTTAAAGCAAGTACATGGTTATACCCGGGAGAAAAGAAAGCATTAAGATCTTATTGTAGAGGATTAAGTCAAATGGTTGCCGGAGAAAACTTTAGTGGGTTCAAAGTAACCTATCTATCACCTGGGTGGATGCATACTCCTGTAGAAGATAAAAAACATCCTGCAATACCAAAACTAAAATTAGATTATGTAGCAAACACAATTGAATGGTTAGTAAATCAACCAAGAAATGTAAACATCAGTGAACTA